CCCCGGACCAGCCGGCGAGTTTCACGCCGACATTCTCCCCTCCGGTCTTAGAACCAGAGGAAACCGTCGGACCATCGATAAACGAAGGTCCACCTAGTGGCTAGCTTCCCAAGAAAGCCACGCCTGGGTTCTAACCCATACGTGGCCGGCATCCCGTCGACGCAAGACGATTCCCCATGCTTTAAGACCAAGCGATAAAGCTCAATCTCTAGGTAGGGGTACAATCCAGCGCTTTCGGGTACCGAAGTAGCCATTCCCTTAAGGTAGGCGAGTTCGACACCGAATGTCCGTTTGTCAATCCTTACGGGCTGACACGTGGCAGTTCGGGCCTCCCAACCTTCCCAACCATCCCTTGGCTCATGTTTAGAGCCGACGGGCCTCCTGGCCCGCACTTCAGAAAAGGAGGTAATGAAACCAACGTCTCCAAGATGATCCGGTACGCGACACCGCTTCCACTCGTCGGACGCCCTGTTGAACAGGGTACTCCAAACGGGCTTAAAGCGAGCATCGCAACCATAACCACCTAGTCTACGCTGACTCCACAACCTCAGAGCGTTGGCGGTCTGCACCTCGAAAGGTGCACCCGTGTCTGGCTCCGATCCTTCTTCTTTCCGAAGATAGAATGGTCGCACGTTCTGGCCGTTGAACCAGTCAGTGCCACAGGATTCGAAGAATGCACCAGCCAGGTGCGACTTCTTCCCGTTCACCCTGAAGCCTAGGTACTCCAGGGCCTCTACCACGTCGCTTGCGTGTTCTTGCGGCACGATGATGTCATCACCGTAAACAGCACACACGCACAGGTCTTTAACCGGTACTATGGCCCGCACCACCCCCCAGAAGATTAACGACTGGAGGGGAAAGGTGAAACCGTTTCCCATCGCGCAGTATTTCTCTAGCGCAACCCACTTCTTGTCTTCCTTGGTGAAGTCCTCCCTAAAAACATCTAGGAGGGCGACCCATCGGTCAGGCAAGAGCCGACGTACCACAACCTTAGCCAGGAGGTCACTAGCCTGAGACAGATCAATCGTGGCTAAACGCCACTCGATAGCCATCTCTGCCAGCGCCTGATTCCAGCGTTGGTCGCGGAGGTATACTCCAAATTTGCGCAAACGCGACCGTATCGCAGACCCGATCCCCAATTGTCCGAAGACGTTCAGGGTAGGGCCTTTGGCACAGCCGCGCTTTGAAAGCGCATTTTTGAGAACGGTAAAGAACGAATTCCCCTTGACAACGTGCAGTTTAGGCCGGTACTCGTACCAGGTCTCGCCCATGAGGGCTTCTGCAAATGGGGCAACCCGTTCTGTGCAGGTGACGGTATTGTCGAATTTGTCACTCGACACGCACCCCTCACCCTTCACCCCAACCGTAGCGCCGGGCCCGTGCTTAGTATGCTCGAGGATTTCTCCAAAAGCAGCTTCGTCTAGGGGCCCTAACATCTGAGCGATATGCCTTTCTGCCTTCCTCCACCAGGATGGGAGGTCTACATAGTCGGTGTCGCTCAGGCGCTCATTTGTCTTTCGACAGTGGTCCTCAGCTTCGTAAAACTTGCTGAGAGCTTCGGCCTCGAGGTCAATTTCCAGGGGCAAAACCGCGGATTTGGACATCAGACTCGTTACCAAATAGTCGTCGGCGAAATTGCCGGCGTCCTGGTAATTAGACGGGTTGATGCCTAGTTCCGCAATCTGCATCCACTCTTTCGCATTTGCTAGGAGGTGAACACTTAAGGCCCTAGGAGTATCAATGACCCGAGCGATCGCTTGGGTTACTTGCAGCTCAAGATCCAGTCTCGATGCCTTGGAGGTTGACACAATCATATCTCCTGCGTTGTTGGCTGACCAGAGGTACCACCCTACTCTGGAAATAGGGCTTGAAATACATGATCAATCAGATGCTCCAGACCGTCGGAATCCTGACGGTATAAGCAGCCTGCACCTATTATGATGCCTGCAGCTATCAAGAGCTTTATACCCTTAACCATGGCTAACTGCCAAGGAGGGGCGACCGGTCGGCGATGTACGCTTGCGTGACTGCATGAACAACAGCAGCTCCACATAGCGTGGCAAAGTCGTCCCGTTCCGCCTGGGTCATAAGCTCAGGGAGCACCGCATCTAGGTTCATGCGTGCGACGTCACGAACCTGCACAACGCTGTCGACCGTGACCTCATGGGGCACGTTAAGACGGACGTTGACCCGATCAGTCTTACGCTTCGCATTGGCCAGTGACAGCCCGTACACCAGTGTCTCAGCCCCAGCCGCAGTTGCGGCGAGGGACCGATTCATCAAAGTGACGGTACCGTTCTGTGCCATAGTTGGCGCAAAGACGTGATTGGTGGGAGTGGCATCAGCAAGAGTGATGCTTTGCATTGCGGTCATATCGGATATCTCCGAAGGGAGGTGAGGTGTTAACCTCGACCGAGTTGGAAAGATGCGAGGATGGCGGTCAGATCCCTTAACAACCGAGCAGACCCAGAGGGTCTGAAGCCCGGAAGAACGGGAAGTAAATCAAACTGACCGATGACCTCGCGCTGGTAAGAACGCCAATGGATCAGGCCTGGTTCCTCAAGGACCCAGCCCGTAGTCAACCATGACGACGGAACCTGTTCCGAATAAGCGTCCCAGATCTTCTTGGTCGTGATAGTGCCTGCCATTTCGATTACACCGTCCATCGCGTCCAGCGACGAAAGGAAACTTCCCACAGCGACAAACTTGTCGACAAGGAAGGAGAAGGGGACAGAAGCCCAATACGCTTCAAAGGGATTACCCGCCTGATACGCTTGAACCCTTGCGGGATCATATCTTGCGTACACGACGGCCCTCTTCGACGTAATACAGCTGGACTCGTACTTGCCCGTGTAACCAGTCTCGAAACCCGGAACCTTGTCAGTGACTCTACGAGAGAGTGTGACTCGGCGGATCAGAGGCTTAGTCGCGCGGGTGTTCCACGCATCAAGGGCTTCGGAAGCCCCATCCACCATAGGAGACAACCCGAAATCGGCGAGCAACAGGGAGCTTGGAAGCCCCTTTAGCCGCCTCTTCCAGTTCCGCTTCGTCAAACCGTATTTCTTGGCAGTTCTGCCGAAGACGTTACGGTTACGAGGGACTTTCCCTCGAACGACGTCGCGGACGCCTCTAATGATGTCCACAACACCTTCGACCCCAGATGCGACCATTTCAACGGTCTCTCTGTACTCGCCAATAAACTCCGCCAGGTTCATGGATTTATCCTTGACGCCTAAGCGAATGCCCGTAACTAGATCGCTGTTTGAAAGCGACACCACGGGTTCTGTAGCACACGGCTCGATGTACTGCTGCTCCCTGGTATAACCGCCGTCAACTGGCACCCATACGGGTGGGTTGGTAGCGTAACACCAGAAGCCGCCGAACGATCGATGCTTCATGAGCTTGAGATATTGGCAAGTCCACACGTACATGGGCCCACGAGCTGTGGGATTCCATATCAGTGGGACGGGTCTGGTCCGACGATCAGGACCATCGTAAGCACACTCCCATTTCCATCCGTCGACCCCGGATAACCAAGTCTGGTAATTGTATGGAGCCCCGGCGGGACAACCTGGTATGTACTGTTCTTCACGAACGTACGCCAAATTGTTATGCCCTCCGGTGACTTTCAACGTTCCCATGGCTTCTCCTGGATCTAAGACGTAGTTGGGGGTGCCCACCGCTGTGAAACAGCGCTTCACCATAACTGGTGGGGTGTCATAACCGGCGCAAGGCCGGGTTCTTTGAAGCCTGCCACATCTGGCTCTGCTCTCAAACCATCGGATCCTGCTTCCCAGCAGTATCCAAACGGAATGATCTAGCATCCATGACGTGACAGGCTAGGGCCGAACAGGCCCAGGAGCTGGCGTTGCCAATTTAGGCAACGTCATTTAGTCTTCGTCCTCTCTAAGCCGGGGTTCTCCCTAGCTTGAGTGGGGC